ATGGTAATAGATTTGCAAAAGCAGATGCTAGAGAACCAAGACAATATGATGGATAAGATTATCTTAAAAGCTGCAATGGATTTTGACGATAAAAATAACCCACCAAAAAATGGAAAGTAAACCTAAATGTAAATGTGGTTGCACATCTAACCCTGAAGGGTATTGTGATGGTAGCCATTTAAATTAATAGATATGGATGTAATAGTAATAGCAATTTCAATAATATTATTTCTAGCAGTAACAATGGTAGTTCTTACTGTCTATGGAATGTTTGTAGATAAAGACAAGGATGGTATCCCTGACGAGTTAGAAGATAAATTTAAAGAACTTAAAGAACAAATTAAGAATCTTAAAAAATGAAGTACTTTACTTTAGATGAGTTTAATTGTCCATCATTACCTAATTCAGGTGTTAATATGGATTCAGATTTTCTTGCTAAATTGGAACAAGCAAGAGAACTTGCAAACATACCATTTAAAATCACATCAGGGTACAGAACTAAAGAACACAACGCAGAAGTTGGAGGAGTGCCTAACTCATCACACCTCATTGGTGTTGCAGCCGACATTGCCGTATCAAACGGAAACGAAAGATACATTATACTCAACGCACTTATTAAAGCAGGATTTAAACGTATCGGCATTGCAAAAACCTTTATACATTGCGACACAGATACCAGTAAATCTAATTCAGTTTGGACTTACTAATACAGTAGGTAGTACACTATGGGTAAATCATTAAATCGTAGAGGTAAATACAGTCATTGTACTAGAGCGCAAAAGAAAGGTAAAAACAAACCTGCTAAAAAGAAATGAGCGATAGAAAGAAGTTCAAAGATACCCAAGTAGGTAAATTCCTTTTAAACAAGATACCAAGCGTAGTTGAAGCTGTAGCAGGAGATACGTTAGCAGGAAACGTAATACAAGCGATTATAGGAGGTTCTGAAATGACCGATGAGGATAAACAAGTTGCACTCAAAAAACTTGATATAGAACGTGCTGAGATAGATGGTACAACTCGTAGATGGGTAGCTGATTCACGTAGTGGTTCGTGGTTAGCAAGTAACGTTAGACCTTTAACATTAGTTTTTCTTACAATAAGTTACGTAGTAGGTTGGTATCTAGGTTATCCTTTAGATTCAATAACTGGTCTTTTATCTATTGTGATTGGTGGATATTTTGGTTCAAGAGGTGTAGAAAAAGTATTTGGAAATAACAAGCACAAATAACTTGTTTATAACTTACCATTAAAAAAGTTTACATATTAAAAAAAAAGCGTGTAACTTTGGTGGGTTAGTGGGAATTTAATTATTAACTTTAATATATATATAAATAAATGGAAGATTTAACAATTAGAAAATTAGCAGAAAAAATTGCAAAAGATTTTCAATTAACTGTAAAAGAAAGAACAGATAGTATTTTAGAGATGGATGCTATTAGTTATCAAAATCTTGGTAAAGATTCTACTAAAACAGAAAAAAATAAAGTTAAATCAGATAGTAAATATTTATATAAATTAATAAAAGGTTTTAATGAATCCGATGGTAATTTACTTTTAAACCATATGGATGTTTAAAAAAAAACTATGCCACGTACTGCTAAAAAACCAACACGAAGTAAGTTAGTTAAAAAACTAGATGCGGTATTTAGTCAGTACATTAGATTAAGCAATGCAGACAACAATGGATATTGTACTTGTGTTACTTGCAATAAGACGTTCTTTTGGAAAGAAATCCAAGCAGGGCATTTTATGAGTAGAAAGCATTACTCTGTGCGTTGGTCGGAAGAGAACGTAAAACCTCAATGCGTAGCTTGTAATGTATATAGAGCAGGAGAGCAATATAAGTATAGTTTATATCTTGGTAATAAGTTGTCTAAAAAACTTTTAGAAGAAAGTAGAGAACTACGTAAATTTACAAATATTGAGTTAGAAGAAATGATAGAGGACTATAATGACCGATTGAAAAAACTTACTTGATAATTCTTGTATATTGTTCTTTGTTAGGTAGGGTAGGATTAGTTTCTTACCCTATTTTTTTTGTTTAATATTTTTTTTGTAACTTTACCAATATGGAACAATACACAAAAGCAGAACTCTATGGTAAGACTTTAGAACTGCAATACGAAAACGAAAAACTCAAAGAACAATTAATTTTAAGTTATGAAAGAAACAAACATTAATCAAAAGTTATTTAACTTACAACAAGAAATAGGTACAATCAGCAAAGATGCTAGTAATCCTTTTTACAAGTCAAAGTATTTTGACATTAACTCACTAATCAATCAACTTAATCCTTTACTAAAAAAACACAAGTTACTTCTATTACAACCAATAGAGGAAGATTGTGTATATAGTAAACTTATATGTATTGATGGTACTGGTGGTGTTATATCAGCTTTAAAACTACCTGAAATAAACGACCCACAAAAGTTAGGTTCTGCTATTACATATTATCGTAGATATACTTTAGCATCACTTCTTGGCTTACAAGCTGTAGATGATGATGGTAATGTAGCGAGTGGAGTAACTGAAGATAAGAAATGGTTAAACCAAAACACACCTGAATTTAGTAAAGCTATTGAATTTATAAAAGGTGGAGGTAGCGTAGAAGCTATAAAAAGCAAGTACAAGGTATCTAAAAAAGTACAAGATGAACTTGCAAAATTGTAAAATCAATAAAGTATATTACAAAACTAAATATAATAATCAATCAATTAAAGTAAAAATTTATGGATATAATAGGAAATATCAAGTTAATTCAAGACACAGTAACAGGAACGAGTAAAGGAGGAAACGAATGGAAAAAAAGAACATTTGTTATTACTACACACGATAAATACCCACAAGATTTAGCTATTGACTTACTAGGAGATAATATAACTCTTATAGATAAGTATCAAGTAGGTAATCCTGTAAGTGTTTCAATTAACCTAAGAGGTAATGAGTATAACGGAAAGTACTACACCAGTATAGTAGGATGGCGAGTAGCTAATCATATAGCAAGTGTAGGAAATGACCAACAGAATCCTGCAAGAGAAGAAACAGCAGATTTACCATTTTAATTTACAAGGGGATTAATTTCCCCTTTTTTTATACCTTTATGAAAAGACTAAGAGTAGGTGAAGAGTTTCCTGGTGATTTTTGGAACTATAACGTAAACCCAATAGTAGGATATTACATAGAACCTAATAGAAACGAAATAAATGAAAAAGTAGTTAAAAAGTACGCAATGACACCAAAGGGAATATGATAGCACACGCAAAGACATTACAAGACAAGATACTAGATATTAAATATGGTAGAGTAAAGGAGGGTTTAAAGATAGGTGTTCCTGAGATTGATGAACATATAAGGTTTAAAAAAAATCTTTTAATTGCAATAGGACACGCTAATGTTGGAAAGACTACAACCTTAATTTATTTTTATGTATTGTGGGCAAAAAAACACAAATTAAAGTTTTTAATATGGTCAAGTGAAAACACTCCTGAATCTATATTAAGAAAAATTATAGAGTTTTATATGGGGAAACCAATTCAAGAGGCAAGTGACACAGAAATATCTAAAGCAGTTGATTGGTCAAATATGCATTTTAAAATTATAGATGTAGAAGATATGTACACCTATAAGAATCTGTTAAAAGAAGCACAACAAATTAAAGATGCTTGGCACTACGATGGGTTACTTATAGACCCTTATAATAGTTTAGCAAAAGATGCTTCTATATTAAAGATGGTGGGTAATGCTCACGAATACGATTATAGAGTATTGACTGAACTAAGAATATTTACTAAACAAAACAATATACAGGTTTGTGTAAATGCTCACGGTGTAACTTCTGCACTTCGGCAAGTACATTATCAAGGACACGAATACGAAGGTTTAACAAGACCATTAGCTATGAGTGATGCAGAAGGTGGTTCTAAGATAAGTTCACGTGCAGATGATATATGGTGTATTCACAGATATGTAGCGCATCCTACTGATTGGATGTATAGTCACATTCACGTTCTTAAAATAAAAGAAAACGAAACAGGAGGTAGACCGACTACATTTGAACAACCTATAAGTTTAAGAATGAAAGTAAACAATGTAGGATTTGAATATTTAGGAAAAGATTTAATACAAGAAAATAAAATACAAAAACTAAACGTATGATGTTTATAGGACTTTTGATGATAGTAGCTTTAGCTTATTTAATAATAGGTCAAAGAAACAACGCAGATATTATTTTAAGTCCAGTAATCGGAATGATGTTTGGTTTTTTATATAGCAAAGAACAGTTAGAAGAAGGAAACGAAATAACATTACAATGTGTTATCGGAGTAATTAGTATAACTGTAATATGGATAAACCGATTGGATGGTTAGCTAAAGTTGCTGAAAGGCACGATGAATGGATAGCTATCGTTAAAAGTTTTGGAGAGTACAACTATTGTGAAGATATTGTACAGGAGGGATATTTGACTATTTATAAATACGCTGATGAAAACAAGATTATTAGAAATGGCATCGTTAGTCGTGGGTATATGTATTTTACTTTGCGTTCTCTCTATTACCAATATTATAATAGTAAAAGAAAGATTAATAAAGTTTCTATCGATGATGGCGAGTTTACCACACAAATTCAAGACTATACGGAAATGGATGAGCAAATAGCGTATAACAAGATATGCGTAATGATAGATGACCACATAGATAACTGGAGATGGTACGAGAAGAAATTGTTTTCTCTCTACAGAGATACCGACTTATCTATAAGAGGCATTGCAGCAGAAACCAATATAAGTTGGGTAAGTATATTTAATACACTAAAAAATGCAAAGCAAGAAATAAAAGATAAATTTGAAGAAGATTATTTAGATTATAAACACGGAGATTATGATAGAATTTAAAGGAGATAAACGTACTAAAGAGTACAGAGAATGGAAATTAAAACACGCAGCAGCAAGTGAGGGATTAGGAGATACTGTTGAGAAGATAACAAAAGCAATCGGTATAAAGAAAGCTGTAAAGTTTATTGCAGGAGAAGATTGTGGATGTGATGAACGTAAGGTAAAACTAAATGAAATGTTTAGATATAAGAAACCTGAATGTTTAACAGAGCAAGAGTTTGATTTAATTAAAATGGCAGTAGATACTAAAAAGAATAAGTTTACCCCTAATGAGCAAAACACTTTTGTTGCTATCTATGAAAGAATATTTAAAACCAAAGTTGAATGTACACCTTGTAGTTTTGGTAAAATAGTTTACAAGGATTTAGTAGCAGTTTATAATCAATATTTATGAGTTTAATAAGAAATAGAAACCAAGTAAAGCAAGTTATAGATTTTACTGGAGTGCAAAATGGTAAACTGCATCCTAGTGATATAGATTTTGTTTTAGAGTTTGACAACGAGATATTGATATTAGGAGAGGTAAAAAGGAAGTACAATAAAATCCCTACTGGTCAAAAGTTAATACTTGAAAGAATTGTAGATAGGTGGGGAGAAAAAGGAATAGCTATAAAGGTAGAGCATCAATATGAAGATGACAATACTAATATACCATTAGAGGAATGTAAAGTAACCGCTTGGTATGAACCTAACATAGGTTGGCATTATTTAAAGCAAGAGTTTGAATTTATAGAATTTATAAATAACTTAGGCGAAAAATGGAACTGTACTAAATGTAAATTCTGATGAACAAAAAAATGAACAATATAAAAGAAGCAGAGTACTACGGAAACTTTAACGAAGTAGGAGAAAAGATAGTCAAGTGGAGAAAAGCAAAACCTGAAAATAAGGATTTAAACACTTTATATTTTGCTTGGCAAGAAGTAGGATTCTATGTACACAACCTAATAACTAATGAAAGGTTATACGAACAAACAATAAGCGAGTACAGAGCAGATAAAGATAGAGCAGTTATAAGAGCAAGAAAAGCTGATGAGAAAATACAAGAACTAAAAAAAGAATTAGACAAATACAAAACTTTATATGGCTAATCTTATAGTAGGATATATAGCATTTAGGTTTATAGAATATGTAATTAAAACATTTATATATGGGAGATAGTATAAAAAAGTGGGAGGAAATAAATGAACAATGGACAACTGATTCAACCTACAATCATTTGCCAAAAGATAAAATAGTAGAAGATGTAATAAACAAAATGAGGGCAAGAAGCAGAGATGGTATATTGCAATACGGAACTACACTACACGATTCTCCTGATGGGTTTTATAAGTTCTTAAATCATCTGCAAGAGGAACTGATGGATAGTATATTATATATAGAGAAAATCAAACAACAGAAATGAAAGAATCTACATTAGTTAAAATGCAACACGATATAAAACTAACACAACAAGCATTAGTAGTTGCACTAAACAAATTAGAGAAACTTGAAGAAAAGGTTTTTCCAAAAGAGGAAGATGTTAAATAATTGTTTATATTTACAAAAACAATATATATGACATACGAAGAACTTTACTACAGGTCAATGACCGATAACGAATTACAAAGAGTAATTAACACACATCAATTTTTAGATGGTTACATTGATGAATGTAAGAAAGAACTGAACAGAAGAAAAGAAGAACAAAAAGAAATAACAAGTCTATGAAGATACTAAACTTATACGCTTGTTTGGGTGGGAATAGATACAAATGGGATGAGGTAACTGATGTAGATGTTACTGCTGTAGAATGGGATGAAGAACTTGCAAAACTATATCAAGAAAGATTCCCAAATGATAAAGTAGTGGTAGCAGATGCACACCAGTACTTACTTGACCATTATAAGGAGTTTGATTTTATATGGACTTCTCCACCTTGTCCAACTCACAGCAGAGCAAGATATTGGAACAGCAGCAATTACGATACTACAACTAAACCCGTATATCCAAGTATGAGTTTATATGAAGAAATTATATTTTTACAGCATTATTTTAAAGGTAAATATGTGATAGAAAATGTTATACCATACTATGAACCATTAATACCTGCATATAAAAGAGGTAGGCATTTGTATTGGAGTAATTTTAATTTTCCTAATATATTAAGCAAAAGAAAAATACAGATTGCCACAGGAACAAATGAAATAAAAAAACTTTGTGTATTTCACGATTACGATTTTTATACTTACAAAGGTAAACAGCGTATAAATAAGATAGCAAGAAATCTTGTAGACTATGAAGCTGGTAAAACAATACTTGAAACAGCAATAGGAATAATAAATAAACAAAACGAACAACAAACAACAATATTTGACTTATGATTACACTACTAAACGGAGAACATTGGGGAAAGGAAGAAATACTTACCCAAATGCACGATGACGACTTTTACTATGGACACTTAGGTAAACACGCATTAAGTAGTTCATCTCTTAAAACACTTCTTAAAAGTCCAAAGACATACAGAAACATTCTAAAGTATGGTGACCCTAACGGAGATAGTCCTGCATTGTCAGCAGGTAAGTTAGTACATTGGATGATACTAGAGCCACACAAGATAGATAAGTTACATTTTGTAGATGCTTCCACAAAGAACACTAACAAGTACAAAGACGCTAAAGCAAAGTATGGAGAAGTGTTTCTTACAAAAGAAAGAAGTGCAGCAGAAAGATTAGCGGATGCAACTCTAAGAAACGAAGCAGCACTCAAACTATTAACTAAATCAGATTTTGAAGTACCTGCAATAGATATGATAGAAGGACTTCCGTTCAGAGGCAAAGCAGATATTATACAGGGAGATGTTATAATTGATTTAAAGACCTCTGCTGACCTTTCTACCTTTCGGTATAGTGCAGACAAGTATGGGTACGATTTACAAGCGTGGCTGTATCTTAAATTGTTTAAGAAAGAGAAGTTTACCTTTTTAGTGATTGACAAAGCAAGTACTGATATAGGAATCTTTGATGTTAGTGAAGAGTTTTTAGCAAGAGGCGAGAACAAATTCAGACAAGCAGTAGACAACTATAAGTACTTCTTTCAAGAAGATAATGATTTAGACCAATATGTAATGCGAGGAATATTATAAACAAAGAATAATAATTATGAACAAATTATATACAGATATATCAAGTAAAGCTAAAGACGTGTTTTTACAAAGATGTTATGAAAAAAGTGACAAAAAACACACTCGTTATTGGTGTGTTGCCGATGAGCGTGATTTTTATGTAAACAAAGAAAACGAAATACTTGTAAAAGAAGGTTTGCCAATACATTATAAAGAATGGCAAGAAGAAACAAAAGAAACAATAGAAGTAGATGGGAAAAAATACACAAGAATAGTAGAGCCAAGAAGGTTAGTTGATATTTATGAATATGCCAAGCAGGATTATAGTTTGTATGCCAAACAGCTTGAGTTTACTTTTGAAATATTTAATCTTAAATATATTTTTAGGTATTATAACGGTATGTACATAGGTGATAATTATAGCCAAAACGAACATATACAGATGCTTTTCAAGATGCACAACTTTAATTGTTTTGACAAAAAAATCAAGGGAATTAAAACCAATATACACAACTTTGATTTAGATTTTAGTTATTTAGGTTATAAGTATAAAGAAAGCAAAGACCTTAATGATATATCTATTTATATATTGTATGATAATTATGGATGGTCAAATGGATGTTATTATGTTGTGGGTTTAATAGATTTTTTAAATATCGATTATAATACCATTTTAAAGTATGCAAAGAATTATATATCTATATTTGATGATATGGGCATTAACTTAAAGAAAACAAGTCCTGAACAAAGAATTGATTTATTTAAAACAATATTAGAATTAAAAACAAAAAAACAAGATGTAATAGACAGTGTTGATACTTTTGATGCAATAAAAATCAATCCAAAAACAGAAAGTGAAAATTCCGTTTGTTATATAATTAAAAACAAAAGAAATGACCTATATAAAATAGGTTATTCAAAAGACCCAAAAAATAGAGAAAAAACATTACAATCAGAAGAACCTGAAATAGAAACTATAAAAATATTTAAAAATAATTGGGAAAGTGTATTACACGAGAAATATAAAAAACAAAGAGTAAGAGGCGAATGGTTTCATTTAAGTAATATACAAGTAAAATATATTTGTACACATTTTGAATAAAGATATAATAGAAGAATTTTACTTACTTGCTTTAGTAGATATAGCAAACGGAAAAGACATCTCCGATTTAGAGGAAGCTATTAACCTTTATGAAGCAGCAGAAGAATATGAAGCGTGTGCAGGAATACTAAAAGCAATACACGAATCAGGATATATGACAATAAAAGATATAATTAATAAACTAGAAGATGAACAAAGAAATAATTAGAAACATAGTAGAAGAATACTACAAATTAAACCTATCTACACAAACAAGAAAAGCAGAATACGTAGAAGCAAGAGGAATGTACTATAAAATATTAAGAGATAATACAAGACTACCTCTATCTAAAATAGGTAAAGAATTAGGTAAAGACCACGCAACAGTTTTACATTCTTTAAGGAATATGATTGACTGGATAAAACACGATTCACAAGTAAGAAAAGATTACGATACAATAAATAAAAGAGTGCAACACGCAATAAGTTTAGACCCTGAAGCATTTAATCAAGAAGAAACTATGGAAGGGTTTTATGAAAAAAAATACAAAGAACTAGAAACAAAATATAACTTCTTAAAATCAAGATTAAAAGTACACGAACCTGAAAGAGTAGAAGAGTTTGAATTAACAAATGATTAAAAGTTTTATTGTATTAATTAATTAATCTATTTTAATTATGGATGGTAGAAAAAATAACGGTGGTCATTCTACAAAAGGATTCGCAGGAAGAAAATCTAAAAGCGAAGAAATAAAACTTGTAGAAAGATTATCTCCTTTAGAAGATGCTGCATTAGATGCCTTAAAAAAAGGTGTAGAATCAGGAGAACTAAAATGGATTCAGTTATATTTTAACTACTATCTCGGTAAACCACGTGAAACAAAAGACATTACTATCAACGAGGACATTCCGTTGTTTATGGAGGATTAGGGATAACTAAAACCCTACACTTCATTCTGTATGCGAGTAAAGAAAACAATAGCATTTCATAAGCTAAAAGAATTACAAAGCAGGATACGAATAGTTAAAGGCGGTACATCAGCTTCTAAGACTATTTCTATTCTTTGTTTATTAATTGATTACGCTATAAGAAATAAAGGTAAAGAAATAAGTGTAGTATCTGAATCTATACCACACTTGCGTAGAGGTGCTTTAAAAGACTTCTTAAGCATCTTAAAAGGTTTAGGTAGGTATAAGGATAACCAGTTTAATAAGAGTACCTTAAAATACACCTTTACAAATGGTAGTTATATAGAGTTCTTTTCAACTGACCAACCTGATAAACTAAGGGGTGCAAGGAGAACAGACTTATATATTAACGAGTGCAACAATGTTCCGTTTGATGCTTACACACAATTAGCAGTAAGAACAAGTGGAGTGATATGGTTGGACTATAATCCATCTAACTTGTTTTGGGTAGACAAAGAACTGATTGGAAAGCAAGACACGGATTACATCACACTAACCTACAAAGACAATAACG